AGAATGGAAAGTATAGAGGTTAGTTATGGAATTTGTTTCGAGTATTTTGCTTGGTCTTATATTTGGTCTTTTTGTGGCGGGAGCGATTAGACTATGGCAAAGCTAGGAGACTTTTTAAAGTCGATTAATTATACAAAGGAAAATGTAATAGACGAAGATCCGCTCGCAGAACGTGAGTATGTTCCGTTCGTAACTAATCGAACTCTATCCTATTTCATTGACACGGTGATCCCTGCAAATGAAATGAACACTCGCCATTTTCTAGATAATAAACCCCAGTTCGATTATTTACTAAATAGTATTAGAACGAAGAAGAGATTTTCTAGGTGGTTGAAGCCTGAGCAGGACAAGGATTTGGAGGCTGTTAAGGAATATTATGGATACAGTTTTCACAAGGCAAGCGAAGCACTAAAGGTGCTTTCGGGCGAGCAACTATCCTATATCAACGAACGATTAGAGAAGGGTGGTATGTCTCATGGAAAACGAAAGAAGGGAACGTGAAGTAATCCCAATAAGTATTGATGATCTAGTGGAGATTGAATTACAAGAAGATGATGATTTTTTGAAGATTCGAGAAACCCTGACCCGGATTGGAATAGCGAGCCGTAAGGATCGCACGCTATATCAATCATGTCACATCTTGCATAAACGTGGAAAATATTACATAGTACATTTTAAAGAACTGTTTGCACTCGATGGCAAGCCTACTAATTTCGATGAGAATGATGAAGGTCGCCGGAACTCGATTGTGAATCTATTAGCTGAGTGGGGACTGCTCTCTATAGTGGATGCAAATAAATCTGCTGAACCGACAGTCCCATTGAATCAAGTTAAAATCATTTCGCATAAAGATAAAGCCAATTGGAATTTGGTTGCGAAGTATAACATAGGAAATAAACAATGAAGTCTTTTAGTGAATCCCTACAAAAAGAAATTACTTGGAATGATATTGCTGCTTGTACGACTGCCGATGAACTAAATGAAGCATCGCTCGGTCGAGTGTACCAGCACATTCAAAAAGAGAAGGTCAAGTCTTGGGCAATCCTTACTTCGTATCGAGATGAGAATAATCCATCAAAGAACAAGTCTGATTTTAAAAAGCTGAGAAGCCAGATTCGTTCTGCTAATCTTGGTTTCTTTAAATTGGTTGGCCACGGTCAGGAAGAAGATGATGCGGGAGAAGTCCAGTCTGTGAAGGAACCGTCGCTCTTTGTTCCGGGTATTAGTTATGATCTTGCTGTCAAGCTGATGAAAGAATATAATCAGTTTGCAATTGTATACTCCGGTCCTGAGACGGGAGATAAGATTGTTCTGTTGGAGCAGAATGGTAAGCAGACCGATCTTGGTAAGTTTAAGCCTCAGAAGATTGCCCAATTTTATTCAAAGGTAAAGGGTAAGTCTTTTGTATTTGAATTGAAGGCGTCTACGCTGAATGCTGCGAGATTTTTAAAGATGTCTCAACGAAAGATTCCGGGTATTGACGTATAAATAAATCATGGAGAGATTATATTATGACATTAAAGCGATACACACATAATCCACTGAGCTACTATAAGTTAGACCCTTCCGTTAAAGATCCGATCTTTGCGACGGAGGGGTCTGCTTGTTTTGATATTCATGCTCATATTCCTCATGGGACGAAGGTTAAAATTTGCGACGAGTTTGGAAACACCGACAATATAAATTGTACCGATGGTATTTTTACTTTGGAGCATAACTGGCGGGCAATGATTCCAACAGGATTGGTTTTTGATATTCCCGAAGGATGGGTGGTTAGATTATATGCAAGGTCTGGTTTGGCGTTTAGGCATGGGTTGGTTCTTGCCAACTCTGTTGGTATTATTGACAGCGATTACGTTGATCCTGTTTTTGTTATTGTACAGAATACAAGCAATCGCTATGTTACTTTTAAAAATGGAGATAGGATTTGTCAAGGAAATATGGATATGGCATATCTATATAACTTGATAGAAGTGCCGGATCGACCGGGACAAAAAACTGAACGCGATGGTGGGTTCGGTTCAACTGGAGTGGACGCTGCGGATTTGCAGCGGACAATATAAGGAGAGTTAAATGAGTTTGTTTACAAAACCCAAGAGAGAGATAACGAAGGTGTTTCTTCATTGCTCTGCATCGAACCGACCAACGCATGATAATGTTGAGGTGATTCGATCATGGCATAAGCAACGCGGATGGAGTGATATTGGTTATCATTTTTTCATTCGGGCTGATGGTACTATTGAAAAAGGTAGAGATTTAGAATCAAAGCCTGCTGCCCAGAAGGGGCATAATACAGGATCAATTGCAATTTGTTTGCATGGATTATATCCTCAAGACTTTACAGTTAATCAATATGATTCGGTATATGGATTATGTCAGGCTATTGATCTTGCATATGATGATCGTCGAATTTCATTTCATGGTCATTGCGAGGTTTCAGTAAAACCTTGTCCAGTATTTGATTATCGAACAGTTTTAAACTTGGATAATCTTGGGCTTATGTTTATGGACAATAAAGATGATGCTTTCCGGCCTCCGTTACAATTGTTTAATCGAGGACTTGAGGTGGTTCGGTTGCAACGCCAATTGAATCTTTGGTTAGATGAAGCAAAGGGCGAAGCAGACCCGGAACGATTGGTTGTCGATGGTATTTTTGGGCAGAATACTCAAATTGCCGTAATGCAATTCCAGGGATTTAATGAACTTGAATCTGATGGTATTGTCGGGCCGAGGACGAGATTGAAGTTGCCTATTGTTGAACCCCAAGAAGCTGCATACTAGGAGAGTTTATAATGAGTATTCAAATTTTACGATTAACTACAGGCGAGGAACTTATTGGAGAAGTTTCTGTGGATGATGATGGGGGATATGTTATTGAATGTCCCTCTATGATTGGAATGATGCAGAGTGATACTGGAGAACCTAATATGGCGATTCAACAATACTTGCCTCATTCTGAGGATGGAGCGGAAGTTAAGATTAGAATTAGTTCTAGTCATGTAGTTTTTAGTTTCACTCCATTAGATGAAATTGTAAATCACTATAAGGCTGCCCGAGCAGGATTAGTTGTTGCTCCGAAGGGTAAGGGTATCGTTTAAGTTACATGAGTTTTTATACTAACGTCCAATGCGTTGGGGATTATATTCTCTTTCGCGGGGTGGATGAGAGCGGGGAGCGTATTTCGTATCGAACGAAGTATACTCCTACGTTGTTTGTTCAGTCCGATAAAAAGAGCAAGTATAAGACCCTCGACGGGAAACGTGTATCTCCAGTTCCGCAGAATGGAATCAAGGATGCCCGTGATTTCGTGAAGCAATATGATGGGGTGGATAATTTCCATATCTATGGGAATACCAATTTTCCTTATTGTTATATTGGTGACGAATATCCTGATAAGATCGACTATGGTCCGAATCAGATTGTTGTTGCCAATATTGATATTGAGGTTGGTTCCGAGAGTGGGTTTCCGTATCCCGAAAGTGCAGCCGAACCGATCATTGCAATCTCTATGAAAATTGGAGATAAGATGTGGGCATTGGGTTGTGAGGATTTCGATTCCCCCGCTCATGTTGAATATGTGCAATGTGAAGATGAAGTTGATTTGATCGAACGGTTTCTTGAAATCTGGAAGAGTAATTATCCAGACATCGTGACCGGATGGAATGTCGAGTTTTTCGATATTCCGTATTTGATTAATCGTATTGAAAACGTCTGTGGGCTGAAGACTGCCAAAAAACTTTCTCCGTGGGGAATGATCCATACTCGATTGGTTCCTACTCTTGGGGGGAAGGAACAGTTGTCGGGCACCTTGTCTGGTATTAGCACTCTCGATTACTTGAAGATGTATCGTAAGTTTACATACACGAATCAAGAGAGCTATCGTCTGGACTATATTGCCAGCGTGGAGATTGGCGAGCAGAAGCTATCGTATGATGAATACGATTCTTTGCATCAGTTGTATAAGCAAAACTTTCAGAAGTTTATTGAATATAATATTCGCGACGTTGAACTTGTGGATCGTATTGATGCAAAGATGAAGTTGATCGACATGGTTCTCGCCCTTGCCTATACGGCAAAGGTGAATTTCAATGACGTGTTCTCGCAGGTTCGTATGTGGGATACCATGATCTATAATCACCTTCGCGAGAAGAATATAGTTATTCCTCCGAAGGGTAAAGAAGATAAGAATGCTCGATATGTGGGAGCCTATGTTAAAGATCCCATTATTGGAATGCATGATTGGATTGTTTCGTTTGACTTGAATAGCCTGTACCCGCATTTGATTATGCAGTACAATATTTCACCGGAGACTTTGGTTTCGCGTGAAGATGCTCCGCGTGAAGTGGTGCAGGAATGTGACCTCGGCGGCCGTAAGACTATTTCCAGCATTCGACATATTATTGAAAAGGAGTTTGATACTTCTGCATTGCAGGATAATGAACTTACGGTTACGCCCAACTTCCAATTTTTTTCGCGAGAGGTTCGTGGATTTCTTCCAGAGATGATGGACGACTTGTATAGTAAACGTGTTGAGTCGAAGCGGAAGATGATCGAGTCGCAACAGAATTTGCAGTACGCCCACGCGAGTGAGAAGTATGATATTGAAAAGGATATTTCTCGATACAAGAACGATCAGCTTGCTCGCAAGGTACAGTTGAATAGTGCCTATGGTGCATTGGGAAATCAGTATTTTAGATATTACGATATTCGATTAGCCGAGGCGGTAACCAAGTCAGGTCAGCTTTCGATTCGTTGGATTGAAACTAAGGTGAATGAATATTTAAATAATTTATTGGAGACGGAGAATGAAGATTATATCGTTGCTTCAGATACCGATAGCATTTACATTACATTGGCTGGGCTTGTTGATCGAGTTTTTCCAGAGGGTGCTTCCACGGAAAAGATCGTAAAGTTTTTGGACAAGGTTAGTTCTGAGAAGTTCGAGCCGTTCATTGACAAGTGCTACGATGAGCTTGCTGAATATCTGAATGCATATGACCAGAAGATGTCAATGAAGCGAGAGGTCATTGCGAACAAGGGAATGTGGACTTCAAAGAAGAGATACATCCTTAACGTGTTTGATAATGAGGGTGTTCGATATTCAGAACCCAAGCTAAAGATCATGGGCATCGAGGCAGTCAAGTCTTCCACGCCAGAGGTTTGTCGGGATAAAATTCGGCAGGCAATGGCAATGATGATGACTGGAACCGAAGAGGATATGATTGATTTCATTGAAACCTTTAAGGAAGAATTTAAGTCTCTTCCTGCTGGGGATATTGCATTCCCGAGAGGTATTAATGGAGTCGATAAGTATCGTTCGCCAACGCAGCTTTACTTGAAGGGGACTCCGGTTCATGTCAAGGGAGCATTACTATATAATGATATGATCCGAAAGTGTAAATTGGGTCAGCGGTATCAGTTAATTCAAGATGGAGATAAAATTAAGTTTGTTTATTTGAAGGAGCCAAATCCAATTAAGGATTCGGTAATTGCAATTGTGAATAGCCTTCCTTCTGAATTCAAGTTGGATGATTATATTGATTATGATAAGCAATTTGAAAAAGCATTTGTTTATCCGCTAGGAATTATCTTAGAGAAGATTGGGTGGAAGACAAAAAAGATTTCTACTCTAGACCAGTTTTTTGTATAAAGGAGAATGATTATGTCGCAACCAATATCACCCAAGACCATAGCGGAAGCATATTCTCAATGGCCACCTGCATCGGGAGATGATCTTGATATTACCAAGAATGGTTTATATCTTTTGATGGCAGAAGTTAATTCGGAAACAGTAAAGCCTGTGATCGAATGGGTTATTAAAAATAATTTATACACCGATCCGTTTGAGAGTTTGACGTTGTTGATTAATTCTCCCGGCGGATCTGTTACGGATGCCTTTGCATTGATAGATGTAATAAAAGGATCAAAGATTCCGATTGAGACAATTGGTATTGGAGAAATTTCTAGTTGTGGGTTGATGATCTTCATGGCAGGGGAGAAGGGTTATCGAAGACTAACCCCGAATACTCAGATTCTTTCCCACCAATACAGTTGGGGGAATTATGGTAAAGAGCATGAACTCTTTAGTCAGGTCAAGGCATTTGAGTTGACTTCTAAAATGATTATGGATCATTATAAGAAATGTACTGGATTAAGTGAAAAGAAGATTCGTGAATTTCTTTTGCCGCCAGAAGATCGCTGGCTGAGTGCAAAGGAAGCATTGAAGTTGGGGATTTGCGATGAGGTAAAGGAGTTATATTAGAATGGCAAAAAGTTTTTTTGATAATTTAGCAAAGGAAACTGGTAATGCTTTCATTGGTCAGTTTTCTGATGTCGATCAATATATTGATACGGGTTCGTATGTATTGAATGCATTATTATCTGGATCAATCTACAAGGGATTGCCGGGTAATAAGATAACTGCATTTGCAGGTGCATCGTCCACAGGTAAAACATTCTTTGTGTTGAGTGTGGTCAAACAATTTTTGGATGACAATCCCGATGCCGGGGTTATGTTCTTTGAGAGTGAGTCTGCAATTACAAAAGATATGTTGACTGAACGAGGTATTGATCCAAATAGATTGATTGTAATTCCAGTTGCAACAGTTCAAGAGTTTAAGAATCAAGCATTGAAAGTTGTTAACGGTTATTTGGATCAGAGTTCTCGCCCACCTATGATGGTGTGTTTGGATAGTCTTGGAATGTTGTCAACGACCAAGGAGCTTGCTGATTCTGAAGAGGGTAAAGAAACCAAAGACATGACGCGACCCGGAATTATTCGGGCAGCGTTTCGGGTGCTTACTTTAAAGTTGGGTGCAGCAAAGGTTCCCATGATTGTAACGAATCATACCTACGATAACATTGGTGGGTATGGAGATCCTACTCAAATCTCTGGCGGCGGTGGATTGAAATATGCTGCCGATGTTATATTAACATTGAGCCGAAGAAAAGAAAAAGAAGGAACCGATGTTATAGGGAACGTGATTCATTGCAAGGCATTTAAATCAAGGCTGACGAAAGAAAATTCTCAGGTGGATGCGTTGTTAAGATATGATATTGGATTGCATAAGTATTACGGATTGACGGATCTTGCTGTGGCTGCTGGGATCTGGGAGAACAAGTCTGGAAGGATTATTCTTGAAGATGGTAGCAAGCAATTTGGTAAAACTATTTACGGAAACCCAGAAAAATTCTTTACTAAGAGTGTGCTTGATCGCATAGATACATATGCTCAATCGCAATTCCTGTATGGGAGTGCAAATGTTGAACTCGATGCTTGATGATTATAGTGAATGGTATAAACTTGTAGATAACCCTAAAGATTTAAATGATCCCGAGTGGTGTGTTGAATTAATTAATGGTGAGTGGAAGGGTATGCTCTATAAGTATACTCAATATAGTATTGATGCCAAGACTAATAAAGTAAAGTTTGGCTATGATGTTCTTTATGTTCCCGCTAAAGTTTTGGGAGTAAAGTATCCTGATGGGTATCAAGAGAAGTTTGATAAGTTGCTTGGGGATGTATTGATTGATATTGTTTCCAAAAATATTAATAAAAATTTGAAGGAGAGTGAAAATGCAAAATTTGGAAACACTCATTTTGAAAACTCTGATGTCCGACGAGTTGTATACGAGGAGAGTAATCCCCTTCTTAAAGTCTGATTATTTTTCCGAGCGGCCTGAGCAGATTATTTTCGATGAGATTAATTCCTTTGTTGATAAGTATAATACTCCACCCACAACCGAAGCATTGTTAATTGAGATTGATAAGAAGTCAAATATCAATACCCAGGAGTTTGATTCTATTAAAAATCAGTTGTTAGAGATGGATAAAGATTCCGAAGCTCCAGAAGTTGATTGGCTTATTGATAGCACCGAACAGTTTTGTCAAGAGAAGTCTGTATATAATGCGGTGATGGAGAGCATTCAAATTCTGGATGGGAAAACCAAGAAGCATAAGGAATCTATTCCAGAGATTTTGAGTGATGCCCTTGCCGTGTCTTTTGACACTCATGTTGGTCATGATTATATTGAAGACGCTGATGCTCGATTTGATTTTTATCATCGGGTTGATGAACACTTTGCATTTGATCTTGATTATTTTAATAAGATCACTAACGGTGGTTTGGTGAACAAGAGTTTGAATGTATTGGTTGGTGGACCGGGCACAGGTAAGACGCTCGCGCTCTGTCATTTCGCTGCATCGTATATGACACAGGGAAAGAGTGTTTTGTATATTACCCTGGAGATGTCGGAGGAAAGAATTTCCGAACGTATTGATGCGAACCTTTTGAATATCTCGATTAATGATCTTCGCGACCTTTCAAAAGAAATGTATGACAAGAAGATTAATCGACTGCGAAAATCTACAGCAGGCAAGTTGATCGTCAAGGAATACCCAACGGCTCAGGCTGGTGTTGGGCACTTCCGTCATTTATTTACGGAGTTGGCGCTAAAGAAAAACTTTGTTCCCGAGGTAGTGATTATTGATTATATTAATATCTGCACTTCTTCTCGATTAAAATTGGGCTCGGCGGTAAACTCGTATACATTTATCAAGAGCATTGCCGAGGAGATGCGAGGGTTTGCTGTTGAAAAGAATGTTCCTATTCTTACGGCAACTCAATTGAATCGAGCAGGGTATCAGAGTTCTGATGTTGGTCTTGAAAATACTGCTGAGAGTTTTGGACTTCCGGCAACTGCCGATTTGATGTTGGCATTGATTACAACAGACGAGTTAGAAGATTTGAATCAGCTTATGGTGAAGCAGTTGAAGAATCGGTATAATGATTTGACTACGCATAAAAGGTTTGTGGTGGGTGTTGATAGAACCAAGATGAGGTTATATGATTGTGAGCAGTCCGCGCAGGATGACATCATGGATGATGACACATCTTCGCGTGATAGTGGGGGAGATGAATTTGATATTGAACCCTCTAAAAGACGAAAAGATTTCTCTAGTGTGATTGTATAATATGAAATTAGAACCAATTTATTTAAATTCTCGATTTGTTATTTGTAAGAAAGTTGAGTGGGGAGATTTAATTTCTAAGTTAAATAAAGAATATAATCAAAAAACTCTTAAACATCTTCATAGTCCTGAACATCTTCCTACTATGGTTATGCATAATAATTATTTTCCAAGTACAATTCAAGATGCCTATGCTGAAGTGATAAAGGAAATTCCAAGAGCCGGCCGTCGTCAGTATGTGGACGAAAGTGATATGCATATTTACCTTTCATTTGGTGCTGATGCTCCTACCTTTGGAGCGCATCGTGATACGATGGATGTTTTGTTGGTTCAATCTATTGGGAGAACAAAATATTATGTGGAAGGTTTGTCTGGCGAGTTAGTGGTGTTGTCTCCTGGGGATGCTCTTTATATTCCTAAAGGGGTTGAGCATGAAGCTATTATTATGGAGCCTCGGGCAACTTTAAGTTTTGAGTTGGCATGAAAAGATTTCTCTAAGTGCTTGTATAGCGTTCCCTTTGGGTAAATTTATCTATTTAAATAGGGAGTTTGAATAAATAAGTATACGCTATTTAATGTGAATAGCTTGCAAGCAAAGGAGAATATGAATTATGGATTTTACAGCAATTACTAATAACTTGCCTCAATATTTGGAAATTTTGGTCCAGGTCGTGGGGACATTTGCTTTGGTGGCCACTCTGACTCCCAATTCAAATGATAATGCTATTGCAGATTTTCTATTGAAGATCGTGAATTTTCTTGGGGCCAACTTTGGCACTTCATCCAATAGCTCAGACTAGTTATAGATAACGTGTAATACGAGGTCGTGCGCGACTCATAAAACAGGAGCGCAGCAGGAATTGATAGGGGAATTGTTTTCACCTCCCAATATAGAAAGCAATTCATAAACTGGGGTTGTTCCTATCCGCGTTACCTACTAGCAATTAAGGACAGATTTTTTCTGTCCTTTTTTGTTTTTAAATATAGTGTTAAATTTTCTTTTAAAAATTGAACTTTTAAATATAAGGAGAATGAATGTATCTTGGAAGTGAAGTAGATGCTCGGTTGCATGAGGCAACCGAGGATATGATGGGTTATGTGAATAGCTCAAAACATCGAGAAATTATTGAGTATGCCCTTGCTGACTTTGGAACTGCGGTTTATATTCAGCCGGATGAAGAGGTGGACTTGAAAGAGATTCAAGTTTCTGGTGTTTTCGATCCTCAGAAGAAGAGGAAGAATATTGAAATTTGTTTACACTATAATCCCAAGTCAATGCGGATTGTTCTAACAGAACCTCAATGGAATCGTTTGAGGGATAATCTGTCTGGATGTATGCAGCATGAATTGATTCACCGGAATCAATGGTCGAGGATTCGTAATAAAGATTGCGAGGGTTCTCTTTGGGATAGATACTACAAGAGTTATGAGAGCGACCCTGAGAAGATAAAGACTCAGGAGTATCTTGGTGAGTTCATGGAGATTGATGCTCATGCTCATGATTTTATGTTGGAGATGAAGCGCAATTCAAAGAAGACTAGCCCGTATGTACTTTTGCGAAACAATCGTTTGATAGATACAGATAAGTACCCAACCTTCTTTGAATATTTGTGTGCATTTAATCATGACAGAACGAGCCCTGTGATGAAGAAGTTTTTTGATAGGACTCGGTTCTGGGTGAAGGAGGAAATTCGTCATGAAGGGAAGTGGTGGAAGTAATAGTGACCCCCCGCCGACGAAGCACCTGAAGGTGCTTAATCTGTTGTCGGTCATTGCATCTGATGTCCCGCAGATGACCAAGCGTTCTCGCGCAAGGTTGGCTGCGGCAGTCGTATATAAAAATCAAATTGTTGCTATTGGCACAAATCAAAAGAAGTCTCATCCGTTTCAGCATAGGTATTCTTTGAATGAAGATGCTATCTATCTCCATGCGGAGACGGACGTGATTAAGAACGCATTGAAGAGTTTGGATGAAAAGCAGTTGGCCAAGGCAACCCTGTACATTTGTAGGGTTAAACATACTGCTGGGTCTGGAAGTAAATTAACTTGGGGATTATCTAAACCCTGTGAGGGATGCGACAAGGCAATTGCAACATTCAATATTAAGAACGTGGTATACTCTCTAGAGGGGGTGGGAAATTATTCGGTGTTATAAATAGTAGAGTTCTATTCACTAATAGCCAAAGGTGGGAATAATGAGCAAGACTAAATCGTTTAAGCAATTCGTAAAAGAAGAATACCTTACAGAAGGCAAAAGGACTGTTGCTACTGACTTTGAGGCATATATAACTGCCGCATATAATGGTGGTATTAAGAAAAAGCACGCCAGAGGCTTGAAAGAAACTTCTGACCAAGCTAAGGCTCGAAAAGAAGCCAACGAGAAAATTCTTACCGATGCTAAGGTACCAGCCACAGGGACAAACTCTTATACGACATATGAAGAACCAGCATTAAAGATTGCCAAGTTTTTGCATGATAAAACGTCAGGAGCCGGAGCTTTAATGACCCATGAAGGCACAGCGAAAGGAACCTTATCAACACTTTGGAAGGACAAAGGAGGAACAAATAAAACATCTAAAGCCGATAATTCTATTGGAGACAATATTAGGCTAAGTTTAAAAAATGAAGAGAGTGAAGGCAGCAATCAACTTATATCTGCTCATGAGGAAGAAACCGTTTGTACTTTTTATGCTGCATTGAAGCATATGAACAAAAACAAGAAACACGACGGATTTGAGGATATTATAGATGAAATTCAAAAGTTAGAAACGGTAAAAATTACTGATGGTTTAAAGGGACAGGGAGCAGTTATAGGTGATCTTACTAAACCTATTAATGCCGAAATAACAAAAAGAAATGCCGATGTTAGAGATGCGATTAAAAAGGCGAAAAAAGACATAAGGAAAAAATTGAAGATTAAAGGGACGGGTCGTATTCCGCCAGAACATTGGCCCGGGAAGAAGGGGGAGGTCGAAGCTGCGGTAATTGCGGGACATGAATATAATCCAAATAAAAAAGGTCAGGGTGTTCGTTTATCTAGGTCTAAAAACATTGGAACAACTAAGTATGGAAAAAAAGGAAAAAAGCAACACACAACTAAATGGGGACAGGGGAATCGTTCTAATTTTACTAAAGAAATGCAAAAAATAGAAAAACAATATTTCGATCAAGGCGCGATGCAACGCGCAGCAACCGATAAACTCAATCATTTTTTTGCAAATGATCCAGATTTTAAAAAGTATTTTACCTTTGAGGCTGCTACAGGAGAGTTGAAGTTCTCGAACGATCCGCCCAAAGCAAATTATATGTTTCAATTTAAGACTACAGGCGAAGGTTCTAAGTTAAATCATATGTCTGATGGGGGAAAGCCTACTCCTTATATTGAAAAAATGTCCAGTCAGTTATATACCAGAATGAATTGGAAGACCCACGACAGTAGTGGAGGGTATGCGACATATCCTACTCTTAGGGGCGAAATAAAACCAACAGCATTAAATAAATGGCTTCGTAATAATGATCTTCCAGAAGTTGAAATGACAAATGAAAGCTATGAGTATAACAATTCTTCTCCTATGTCGAGAATGATCTCTGAGGAATTTGCATCGTTTTCAATTGAAGAGGAGGAGTTGTTTGAAGAAGCAGCCTATGAACAACAGTTAATTAATGAAGGACTTCTTGATTGGGCGAAAAGTAAAGTGAAGGTTTTGGCTGATAAAATTAAAAACTTTCTTTTGAAGACGCTCAAAAAGGTTATGGATACGATGAGGAAACTTCTTAAAAAGGGAATTGATGTTGTTCTTGGGTTTATAGGAATAAAGGCAGATAAGGTTGAAATTTCTGGATTGACATGGAAGTTTTAAAAAATGAAGACCCTTTCAAATTATTTAATTGAAGGTGCCGCCGGAAAGAATCTCCATTTAGAGCATATCGAAGATGAGATTCTAAACTATGGCGTACCCGGTGGACGTGGAGCAATTAATTTTGTTCGCGCACTCAGGGATATGCTCGCCGGTCAAGTAGGCAAACCCGTCAATGTATCTGTCAAGTGGGATGGGGCCCCTGCGATCATTGCAGGCATTGATCCAGCAGACGGAAAGTTTTTTGTTGGAACCAAGGGAGTCTTTGCAAAGACACCAAAAACAATTAAAGATAAATCAGATATAAGCAAGCATGGATATTCTGGTGCCCTTGCGTCAAAGCTGGAGCTTGCCTTTGAGCATTTTTCAAAGCTAGGAATTAAGAGTGGAGCAATCCAAGGTGATCTAATGTTTACTTCTGGTGATCTTGGTTCGGAAACATTTGATGGGGTTATTCATATTACGTTTCAGCCAAACACAATTGTATATGCTGTTCCAAATGATTCACCACTAGCCAGTAAAATTCGACAGGCAAAGATTGGCATTGTATGGCACACCACCTATACGGGAGCGTCTCTTGCAGATATGACTGCATCGTTTGGTGTGAATGTTTCTGGACTCACAAATACTAGAGACGTATGGTTTGATGATGCCAGCTACAAGGATGTTTCAGGCAAAGTTCTTTTTACTTCAAGGGAAACTGATGCATTGAATAGGCATCTATCCGCAGCAGGAAAAGCATTTCAGAAAATTAACAGCGGAAAGTTAAAGAAGTTTTTAACATATCAAGGTACTATTCCATCATCAGCAAAGGGATCTTCATTTAAATCCTATAGGAATACTCATGTCCGTGCAGGAGCAAATATTGGAAGTTCATCCTCATATATAAATGCTTATTCTAAGCACGTTGAAAAATTTTGGAGTGAATGGGCCTCTGCTGCAAAGAAAAAGGATACGAAGAAGAACAGAGAGAATGCAAAGAAGATTCATTTAAAAAACATTAGGTTAACCAAGACTGATTTGGAATTGCTCGTTGATTTTCAGAAGAGCATTATAGAAGCCAAGTTAATGATTATTAATAAATTGTCCCAAGGGGCAAATAGTATGAAAACATTTACAAAAACTTCTAGTGGTTAT